TGTAGAACTGATTGCCCATGCCGTCAGCGCCGGTGGTTCGATAGCTGAGACCGAACCGATCAGGCTGCTGACCATCGAGCAAGAGGCCGTCTGCCGCTTCGACCAAACCACAGAGTTCCGCGAACTCGTCAGGGAAGGTGTAGGCACTAATCTTTCCAGAATATTCCCGGGGAGTAATCGTGGTAAGGAACTTTCGACCGTCCACGTAGTACTCACTAATCTGAGACTGACCACTCTCATCGACTGAGATTAGGCCGGTCCAAGGTACAGCCGGGCCAGACGGCGGATAAAGAACCCCTCGGTCCAAGCCGCCCTGCCATGTCTTGTCGACGGGATTGCCCCAATCAAGACGAGTCATTCACGGCTCCTTTCAGCCCTTGGTTCCGAGTTGAGCCCTACGCTTAGCGTTCAGCTCTCGATAGTCCTGTGCAACTTCCTTCGGAGGTCGCTTCTGTTGCTTTGAATTCTTTACGCTGCAGACTCGAATAAGAGTCATAAGTCTGTTGAGATGCCACTGATCAGCTTCGAAAGGGATGTTGAACGAGATCATCCAGTAATAGATCAGCTCCGAAGTGACGTTCTCCTTCGGACCGGGCTTACTTTGAATCTCTCGAACAACCGTTGCGGTCCTTGTCGAGCTAATATAGTCCGTGATCTTGACGAAGTCTTCCTCGGTCAAAGAATTGATGATTCGCTTTTCATCTTCACGGTCTATCATCATGTACGAGACGTAATCGAGTAGATCGATGCCGTCTCTTTCTTCCTTTTGATGTGGGAAGAACGGCTTTTCTTTCTCCGCCTCCCATTTTGACATGGAGGACAGGGAGTGCTCGAACTTGACGATCTCCACACTTTCGTTGATTCGAACGGCGAGCTTAAGCACTCCCTGTTCCTCCTTATCTTTGGGACTAAACGCCCGTGAACATCCAGTCGTTGTCCACACCCTCCGGGAAGTAGTAACCCGGGTTCGGCTGAGCGGTGACGATGACGGACTCGCCAACGCCAAGAGCGGTCATAGGACCGGACGGAACCGCCTCGCCATCCACGTAGTAAGTCACGTTGGAGGTGGACGGGATGGTGACCACGTTCGCCGAGAAGGTCGGCGCAGCCGGGGTAACGGCAGTAGCCGAGCCCGCGAACAGCGCGATAACCTCGTCGGGCGAAGGCAGACGGGGGTCAACGCCGGCGGTACCGTAGAGGATGAGCTCCAGGGCAGCCAGGTTGGCCGGGGTCACCTTGGTCGAGTCGATGGTCAGAACCGAGGTCGGCTTGTGGCCGGTGACGGCGGTCGGGGTGGTCGTGAACTCCCACGAGAACGCAATGGCCTCGGGCGAGTCGTTGACGGTGGCGAATGCCTTCTCCGACGGGGAAGCCTGCGCACCGTAGACCAGGTGGATCTTGTAACCGTAGTCGTTGGCCTCGATGTCGTTACCCAGAAGGGTGCGGTACGACAGACCGAACGGCGGACGGTTCTGCTGACCGATGGTGATACCACCGTTGACCAGAGCACCACCGTCGTACTTGACGAACTCGTCAGGGTAGGTGTAGGCCTCGATGGTGCCGCCGAACTCCTCGGCCGAGAACAGGTTGATGTACTTCTGGTTGTCGGCGTAGATCGGGTTCGCCTCGGCGCCCGAGGGAGTCTCGGTAACCGTGGTCAGACCGTTCCAACCAACACCATTGTCGTACACACCTACCTCGTTGGGCATGTAGAGGACGCCTCGGTCAACGCCGGTCTCATAGAGCCGCTCGCCGGTCGCGTCCCACACGATAGCAGTCATGCTTGGGATCTCCTGTCAGTGGTAGATTACGAGAGCATCATGCGTTAAACCGTCCACCACATAGCCTCGAGAATACGAGGTTAGTGGCAGTCTCATGACGTCATCTAGAATTGGGTTGTCGGGGTCACGGGAAATCAACTTCACCAAATATCGCTGCTTGATGATGTATCCCCGGTTGTTCGCCGGGGCCCGATAGCCGTTATCCCGTTCATACGTGATGCATGGAAACTCCATCGACGTATTTTCGTTTGGCTGAAAATATACACGATCAGTGTCCCCAAGAAGGGCCGCTAGCGTGTCATGGAGCTCTTCTCTAAGCTGTTGGCCCATGATAGACCTCCCCCAGCATCAAGATAAGGCGGGGCCTCTCCTTCTTCACCGAAGTGACAGTCCAGAGAGACCCCGCATACCTTACGTACCGGATGGCGGTGTACTTCTCAAACACATCAGCGTCAGCCATAACACTGAGCATCGTTTGAAATCGAGCCTCAGGGAGAACAGAGTTCGCCGTAGAGGACGCGAGTTGAGCTTGTCTTTCGGTGCCGTATACAGGCCTTTCGGTAATCTGGTCTTCCCAGACGCCCTTCTTTACCTGTACAGACTCCCCAAGCCCGACTTCGCCGAAGAACCTCGCCATTATGACTCCTATTTTGAGTCGTTAGGCTCAGGCCTGGTACTCGAACATCCAGTCGTACGCGTCGCTCGGGAAGTAGTAACCCGCAGCAGGCGCGGCAACGACCTCGACCGGCTCGTTGGCCTCCAGGATGGTGAACGCACCAGCCGTGATGGTGTAGGCGCCCGAAGGACCGGTAGCAGTCCAGACAACACCGGTCTGGGTACCGACGGTCACAACGTTACCCGCGCGAGACGGCGTAGCCGGCTCAACGAGAACGTCAGCCGAAGCAGCCTTGCGGACGACGATGGCCGACTTCGGCTTCACCAGCGCGCCAGAGAACCGGGTCTCCAGCAGGTACTTGTACTGGTTGTAGTCGATGTCGAAGTCGTCGAACATGGTGGTCTGACCACCGCGGTCCGCACCGACGTTGTAGTCGGCGAGGTTCACCATGACGCCGACGAGCTCCTCCTCGGACTCCATGGCCTCGACGGACACGATGCGGGAGACACGGAGAACCGTGGCCAGCTCGGTAACGCTCGAGTAGATGCGGCGGCCAAGGTCGTCCTTGACGTTCAGCATCTTGGCAAGCAGGATCTCCTTGGTGAAGAGGATCGGGTTGCCGGAGCCGCGGTAGTGGTGGCGCTGCAGGATGAGCGCGTCCACGATCTCCTCGGGCGAGGAGTTGGCGTCGTCCACGTTCACGTAGATCGTGGTGGCGTAGAACTCGTCGTCGTTGGCGATCGAGCGGATGTTGTCCTCGGAAATCTTGTCCTCATCGCCGATGGAACGACCGTCACCGAACAGGATCGCGCGAGCGACCTCCTCCTCGAGCATGAGGCGGAGCTCGGCCTTCAGCCAGGCGACCACGTCGAAGTCGGTGATGTCCAGGATGTCATCCCGGTCCAGCTTCTGCTTCTTGTAGACGGTCTGGGGAGTGGTGACTCGCTTGGAGACCTTGAAGAACTCCTCACGCTTCAGGTTGCCCTTGACGTAACCCTTCGCACGTGCCTCATCCAGGGTGAGGTTCGCGGCGAGGGACTTGATCCGGGAGAACGGGGTGTGGCGGACACCGTCCATGACGACGGCAACCCATTCCATACGCCGGGCGAGAAGCTCCGGCGTCGACGAGATGGCCTTGGCGTCCGGGAACAGGACATCGATGTCCTCGATGCCGTGCTTCAGGGAATATGCCTCGACCGCGTCACGAACGGACCCGAGACGCTTGGCGTTCTCGAAGATCCCCTCGAGGTCGGAGTGGGTAAGGGTGTGCTCCGGCTTGCCCGAAGCCTTCGTCTCGAAGACGTTCTGCGTCATCTCTGTTCCTTCCTGGTGAACGATTTCCTCGTCCACGTTGTTGATGTCTGACTGCTGTACCGCGTCGTCAGCTTCCTCGAGCGCGGCGCCGACAAGATAGTGAACGACATCCTTCTGCTTGGGGCTGAAGGCCTTATAAATATCGCCGATCGTCTTGTCACCCGAGGCGGCGTGAGAAACTACCTCGTCCGTGTCGTCATCGTCGGAGTGCTTGGCACCCTTCTTCGACTCGATGGCGGCGCCGATCAGATAGTGGACAACAGCCTTCTGGTCTGAATCGAAGCTGTTGTAAATATCTCCAACAGTCTCGTCGTCAGACTCAGCGTGAGAGACATCCTCATCGGGCTCGTCATCTTCCTTGGTGTCCTCTTCGTCGGAGTTCTCCTCAGCGGGAGCCTCCTTCTCAGAAGTATCGGTAGCGACATCCTCATCGGGATCGTCGCCGTCCTCCGTGTCATCCGCGTCGGCGTGAGAAAGGTCGTCGAAGACAAGACCGGTCGTGATGACCGCCTCGTCCAGAAGAACCTCAGTCTCACCGTCGCCGTGGACTACCGCTACGTTGTCGATCTTGGCGCCGGGGTTGGCACCAGCAACAACGAGGCTGACTTCACGGATCATGCCGTGGATAACGGCGGTGGTCTTCTTGATCAGCTTGTTGGCGTAGATCGAAAGACTGTCGATGTCCTTGTGACGGACAGCTTCCTTCGCCGAGAGCGCCTCAGGAGAACTGTTGAAGTAGCAGTGGGCGTATACGCCGTCTGCCCGATTCTCCAGAATCGCGTGACCGAGGATGTTCCCCGGAGCGTGCTGACCATGCTGCCAGACGAGAGGGACCTGCATCCCGTCCTGGTGCTCGAAAGCGTTCGGCATGATGGTCAGGCCGTCGGAACACTTGAGACCGGCCTTTGTGGCGTACCCGCTGAAATCAGCAGCTTCTGCCATTTTGACTGTCTCCTTCCTTTGATTGGCGCACGAGCATCATGCCGTGCTCTCTTTTGCTTTAGACCCGACGGGTAGTGCTCGTCGAGCCGTGGGACCAGGTGGAACTACCTCCCCCTGAACTTGTTCGGCCGTCATTTGCGGTGGCAGTTGACCCGGTTGACCCTTCCCGTACTTCAACTCGTAATCGGGCATGTTGCTGTTCTGCAACTTGTCCGCCTTCGTTTCCTTAGAAGGCTTCATACCGATGCCGCCACGAATTTCATTGCTTGTCGCAATTTCGTTCCTAGCGAACACATCGGAGATGTCGGCCAACTTCGAGATCGGAATGAGCTTGAAGGGGTTACGGAAGTACATGATCGACTTACCCTGAGTGCGAGCAGTCTTTGTGAGGAAGGTACGAACCATGGCCTCCTTGACAGCGTCAAGGAGCGGCTCAATCGTCCTCGAGTAATAGTTCTGCATGACATCTTCCGAAGCAGAACCATTCATGATCTCCTTGGTCAAACCAAGCTGAGAATAGAGAAGCTCCCAAAGGAACTCGATCTGGGTGAGAAGTTTGTTTTCAAGCGATCGGTTCAACGGAATGACCTTCTCCGTACCATCGATGTATGCGATACCGTTCTTTCCGGTATTGAGCTGCATCTCGATGGACTTGATCTTCTCTTCGGCCTGCTTTCTACGCATTTCAGACTTAACCACGTATGGCAGCTGAATAAGCATGTCGAGCTTGCCCGAGGAAGTAGCCTCGTCGACGACGTCCAGAAGGTTCAACTTATGGATCAGTCGCTGAAGAGTCGAGTTCGGCTTGTTCATGATCTCATAGAACGGATTCGTTGCGATGGCGACCATGGTCTTCGGGAGAGTGATATCTTCCCGTTCGCCGCGAAGCTCGTTGTATACGTTGACCGTGACGTGCTGCGGATACCAAGCAACCACTTCGCCAACACGCATGTTCTTGACGTCCCAGCTACCAGAGTCGATCGGGTTGATGGTAGTTTCAATCGGAACGATCGCTGCAACGCCAGAGTCAAGCATCGTGTGAATGGCGTCGAGTCGGAGTTGACGAGCAGACTGGTCGATGTTCGCCTCAATCGTGAGACACTCGTTCAAACCACTCACAACATCCGAAATATAGCGGCCTTCTTCGTCCATCTGAACATGCTTCATATCGATACCGGCGGCATCAACAGACATGCGGGTATAGATTGACGAAATAAGCGATCGCTCGTTCGCAACTCGAATACGAGGTCGATCTGGTCGCATAAACATGGTTCCACCGAAAGTCGACGGGGTGTTCTGGAATGGATCGCGCTCTTGCTCGGTAAAAGCATTCCAAGCATGCTTGAGGCTAGACATAACGCCCATTAGTCACCTCCTTTCTCGTCTTGGGTCGACGGTCAGTCCTTGGGTCGAACGGATACCAGAAGCTCCAATGGCGTAACACTCATTGCCGTGTTGAGCTTGTCCGCGACAGTCGCCTTACCACTCAGAAGACGTTCGTTCTGAGCGTTAAGCTCTCTCATGGACGTCTGGAAGTTCCTCTCCCATTGCTCCTTGCCGATCAGCTTCTTGCCGATAGCCACATTGAGCTTATACTTTTCCCCGGAGCGGGCCTTCGTAAGCATGTCGGCGGTTCGCTTGTTCTGATCGACCTTAGCAGATGCGAATCTACTTACGCCCGTCTTAGACTTTCCGTCTCGAACGCCCCACTTCATGCCCTTGACGCCGTAATGCGTTAGGGATTCCGAACTGTCGTTCATGAATAGCTCCTCCTTTGCGGCAGCCAGACTAGATTTTCGTTGATCCTTCTGAAGCGTCTCTAGCAACGTTTTTGCACTCTTGTAAATATCCGTTGCAGAGACGTCATCAACGGAGTCAATTTCGAAGGCTTTCCCATCTAGAAGACGCAATGGGGCGTCGGCAAGCTTTCCCGAGTCGTTGAAGTCGATCAAGGCGTTATAACCTCGAGCTTTGATGTCTCTGAAATAAGCTTGGGTTATGGTGGCCTTGGCGCCTTGCTCGGTCCAATACAAAGAAAATGCCTGAAACAAGGCCTTTGTTGTTTCTTGGTCCTTTGGGTCATTGTTTTTAAGAATATCCCTAAGGTCTCTATTAGAACCTTGTTGTTTGTGTATCGCATTGATATCGATGAAAGCCTGGGGGTTTTTAAGAAGTAGGTTTCTAAATACCTCCACCGATTCTTTACCAGAAGGAGCCTTGATTTCGGTTTTGGCTTTTAGATTCACCTTAAAGCCGCCTTTGTTGGCGTCACCCATTCCCCAACTCTGCCAAAAGCCCGGAAGAACTGCTTTATATCGCTCAACGTCTTCGGGTTTGTAGGCTGCGAAAAACCCACCATCTCGAATGCTGGACTCTTTTGTGCTGGAAATTCGATGTACGAAAGATCCAGCTTTTAGAGAAACACCGGATTCCCAGTGGTTATCTAGTCCGTTTTTTGCATTGAGATATGAGTTCTGTCCAGCGAATAAACTTGCTGTTTGAGCTCGATTCTTATAACCGGCGTAACCTACGTAGCCGATTGCGGCTACACCAACGGCCGCGTAGAAAATAGCTTGCTTTTGTTCCGGAGTCAGGCCGGTCTTTTGTGGAGGAGCCCCATACTTAGCCCGCAAATTTTCTGAATCGAGGCCCGCCTTTTCGGCTTCTTCTCGAATCTTCTTTGAATCTTTAGCGTATTGAGCTTTGGCTTTGGGGTTGTTTGAGGTCTCGTCTTTCGAATTTTTCTTTCGATCAGATCCGCGATCCTCGTTGATGACACCCCACTTCATACCCTTGACGCCATAGTGCTTTAGAGAGTCCAAATCGGGCTTCTCAGGGAATATCTTTTCACTCACTCAAAAGCCTCCTTGTTTCTCTTGTACGCAACGTAGGCGTCCATCATTGCGGACACGTTGTCGATCTTCTCGTCTTGGCGTCGCTTCAAAAGCTTACGGCCGCCGTTAGTGTCCTGAATGGTAATGGCATTACCCATCGTATATGACATGAGCTCCTCGTCGAACCGAAGCATTCGCTCTTCCGAAAGCTTCTTGAGCTCACCGAGAGGAACCGATTCAGTCTTTGTACCCTGAATAACCTTCTCAATGGCATAAGGGCCGTTCTCTTGCTCCCAGCGTTCGACAAATTCCTTAGCGTTGTAGGGGTCGAAACCAAAGGCTCGAACGTCGTACTCGTTAAGTTCGATCCATTCGTCGATGTCGTCATACACATCCATCATCTCAAGGACTGTGCCCTCTAGAATCTGGAGGCTACCTTCGCGACGGAAAGACTCGTACTTCTGTCGAAGTACGCCAGGAAGACGATTCAAAGTCAACGAAGTAATATAGCTTCGAGTCTTGATTGCGAAAGAACCATCGCGCAATGGGAACATCAAAGTGAACGCACAGAAGTCGTCACCCTGAGAAAGGTCCGCGCCGAGAGAGCAAACCATACCCTTGACTCGCTGACGGGTGTGTACAAGGGTTTCGTCATACGAGAAGAACCACGTGTAGCCCTCCATCGGAATGCCGAATCGCTTAGCCAGAATATCGTTTCTAGCAGCAGGGGCGTTCTCAGCCCGTTCGACATCCAGATGATAGGTCTCGTACGAGACGGTGAACCCGAGGTTCGGATTGGCTTTCGGCCACATCTCAGGCTGGCCGACCTCTTCAAGAGTGTCCAGCTTGTAGTGCCAAATGGAGACCTGAGGAGCATAGTACTCCCCATTCAAGATCTTATGGAGCTCCATTTTGATCTCGTCGCCAGAGCCGTTTCGAATGGTTCCCTCTGAGCTAATCGACAGGATCAGATAGTCCTCGAGCTTCGAGGATCCCTGCTCGATAGCACCAACGACATCCTCTCGGAGATCGCCAGAAAGCCATTCGTCGATCGTAGCCACCTTGGTCCGAAGACCCTGTAGCTTGTTGATCGCCATGGGGCGAATCTCGAGGAACGAACCCGTAAGGAAGTTCTCGATGCCCTTTTTCGTTGCTGCAAGCTTGACCCGATTTGCCCGAGAACCGGTCGTGTTCTGGAGGGAGCCTTCAGTTAGGAACTTAAACAGCGGCCCTCGGGCTCGGGTGATCGCCGTACGGAACGGCGACATTACTTCTTCGGCCTGCTTCATGGTCGGAGCAGTGGTGATCTGATGCGTCGTCTCAGTATCCACTACGAGGAAGTAGCTTTGGATCGATTCCGCGTACATGGACTTGGCTGCGCCTCGAGCGACGATCAAGAACTGCTTCGTTACCAGTCGCTTCTTACGAACTCGCTTAACCCAGGTGCCTTCTGACCCCTTCGGGCCCGGCTCATAGACGTTGCGCTCTTCGAAGAAGTACCAGCCGAAGATCTGCTCACCCCAAACCTTGAAGGTGTTTAGCAGTTTGAGATCTGCGCCGTCAGTGAGGGTTAGCTCGTCTTCACAATAAGCAATCCAACCCTCAACTGCACGATCGTCATAGTAATAGTCGGGATTGTCGATCAGAGCGTCAATCCGGTTCATCTCGAGAGAGACTTCGCGGTTGACAGGGATCTCTCCACGAATTACTGCTTCGCGGAACTGACCGTAATAGATCGGAACCGCCGTATTGGAGAGACCCACTTAAACTCCTTTCACATACCCATGTCTTTCAGGAACTGTTTTACGTAGGCTTCGTTCTGCTTGTTCATAACAGCACTTTTGGCAACAGAATAAGCCGTCTTGGTGTGGTTGATCACGACCTTGTCGATTCCGGCCTTCTTTGCCGCTCCGTAGCCGGCCACCAGCGCAATTGCCGCGGTAGAAGCCAATTCGGGGTTTCCGTAAACCGCGTTTCGAATACCGCGAGCGGTCTTATCGACCTTTTTAACCGTATCCTTGCGCTTTCGTTCAGAGCGAGCCTTGTCGACGTGTTTGGAAGAATCCTGACGGTCGAGATAATGATCGAACGCCTTCTTGTAGTTGGGGTCGCGCTTACTCTTCCCCTCTACCGTCTGCTTGATCAGCTTTCGCCGAGTACCAGCACCCTCACCATAAAAGGCCTTGGCTCGAGCGAACTCCTTGGCGTCCTTGCGGGCATCTCGAGCGGTTCCTGAAGAAACACCCTCGGGGAGGTCGTTACGGACGCCCCACTTCATGCCTTTGACGCCGTAGTGAGTGAGTTCGTCGCTCACTATTTACCTCCCTTTGAGATGTTCTTCATGATGTTCTGAAGGTTTGAGTAGGTGTTGTACGCATCGGCGACCGTCTTTCCGGTCTTGATCGTGTTCTTGACGAACTCTTCACCCTTGAACGCTTCCTTCTTCTGAGGAGTCGTCAGGCGACTGTACTGCTGCTCGAGGTTTAGTCGAGTAACGACGTCCTGAAGCTCCTTGTTCGAAAGAACATCGGTGGTTCGGTTTGTCGAGATCCTACTCTTTGCTTCCTTCACACGAGTTACGTCGGCAGAGTCGGCTTCGATCTGAGCCTTAGTGCGAGAGACCCCCCACTTCATACCCTTAATGCCGTAATGGGCGAGTTCATCCTCAGTTACACCCACGTCTGCTCCCTTCTGAATCGCTGACTGATATGCGTGATCGCGATATCGACTTTCGTCGAGTAGAAACTCGGGACCCTCGGAATCAGCTAGCCATAGAGCGACTCGATCGAAATCGACCCAGTAAGGATACCAATCGGGGTTGTCTTCCTTAAGCTTCTTGGCCGGACGATCAGGCCAGCCAAGAGTCAGATGCGGAGTCCACTCCTCGTACTGCGGGATAGACTTGTACATCTCGAAGATGTCCTGCTGCTTAAGAAGCATAGAGCGAATATCTTCAAGCTTCTTGGCGTTGTCCTCTTGCTTGTCGAAGAAAAGAACGTCTGCCTTGTCTGGCCCGAGAGCACCTCGCCGAGTTACTTCCATGCCGAATCGCTGCATAGTCAACTCGG